CCTCGGGGAGCAGCTCTCGTATGTCCGCGCGGGTGATCCCGTCGAGATCGCCGGCGTAGATCTCGATGACCTCCTTCTCGGACTCGACCGTCTCGAGGTCATGGACGTGCTCGGCCGCGAGCAGCGCGTCACGGGTCTGACCGAGACCCAGCCCGACCTCGAGCACCCGGCCGTGGAGGCACGCGACCGCGCGCGCGATCGTCTCGTCGACGTATCGGACGGCCAGGACGTCGCCGCCGTTGACCAGGTGCCCGGTCGATTCCTGGATCTCGATCACGTGTTGATCTCGTGACTGATCAGGATCGGCACGAGCTCGCCGTCCGCGGCATCGGAGAGCGCGAACCCCACCGACACGTTCCCGGAGCTCCAGCGCTCCACCTTGCCGATATCGCCGCCGCTGCTTGGCATCATCCGGTCTTGCGCTGTCGCCCCACCGACGCAGATCCCGTAGGCCGCGCCGACCGGTCGGATCACGACGACCTGGTCCTGCTTCGCGGAGTTCGTGCAGAACGCGATCATGTGGTTCGTGTCGCCGCTAGGGTCGTACCGGTAGGCGCGACCGTCGGCGCCGAGCGTCACGAGGAATCCCTCGGAGGTGCTCAGGCTCTCGCCGGCGATCACCTCGAAGTCGAGAACGCCCTTAGAAAGCAGGTCCTGGAGTGTCATGCGACAGGGCTCGTCTTTCTGGTCCCGGCCGTCCAGGACCCCTTGGTAAAGCCGGTGGCGTCCCCATTCCTGAAGTCGCCGAAGTAGCCGGCAGCCTGGTTTTCGGGTGAGGTTGTCCATGCGAAGAGCGTGTCTCCACGGGCCACGAGCAGCTTGTCGACGTCGACGGCCTTGGTGTTCTTCGTGCGCACTTCGATCTGGAGCCTCGTGCCGACGACCTGGCTCCCAGGCGAGAACTTGATCGTGTGGTCGACCCACGACGCCGTGATGTCGGAGGACGGGATCGATCCGATGATCCACTCGTTGGCAGGCGCATCGGCGTCGTAGATCCGGACCTCGACCGCGTTCCCGTCGAGCGTGTCTCCGGCGACGTGCTTCTTGACTTGCAGTCGAACGTGGTTGAGCGTCGACGCTGAGAACGCGACCTGACTTCCCGCTGGCGGGACCTTCGCGGGGAACGCGCGCCGCAGGTTTCCGTAGCTGGAGTTGTCGCCGTAGATAGTCGCGTAGTTGTCGGAGATCGAGCCTGCGTAGGCCGACGCTGCCTTCTGTTCAAACGACACCTTCAGGACTCGCCCCGCGTACGTCTTCGGCCACGGCGAGGAGAACTGCTGCGAGCAGACGATGTCCACGGCGACGCCGAACTTGCTCAGGTCGGCCGCTATGACCTCGGGGCCGGGGACGTCAACCGCGACGTCGACCGGTGACGGGTTGTAGTTCCCGATGAACACCCAGGCCGGAGTCCCGACCGTGGCGTCTTGCGAGTAGTAAAGCCTGATCGTTCCGAGGTTCCCGGTTCCCGCCGGCTTGATGATCCGGAAATTGGGCCGACCCGTGACGTTCGATCCGGCGCCGAAGTTGTAGGCCTTGAAGCTGGCGACGTTCTGCGTGTCGGGGTTCGGTGAGCCGTCGTACTGCACGGCGCGCCCGTAATAGGTCGCGTCGCTCGCGTCCGTGATCTTGCTGATGTTCCCGGTCGCGGCGTCGACCGCGCCCTCGGTCTGCGCGGCCTGCCGCGTCGTCGTGATCCCGGTAAAAGGGATGATGTCCGGCGAGACCGGAGCCTGGATCGTCGTCGGAGCGACAAGCGTCCCCGGATACGACGCCGCCGCCGCGTCGCTCGTCCAGTCGGCAGCGTTCTCGAAGTCGCCGCCGTAGACCATGTTGAGCGCCTGCGAGCCCTCCTGCTGCGTCGGGTCGGAGGTCGGCCGGTCGGTCGCGTAGATCGTGATCGGGACCTCGGAGCTGATCGCCGCCTCTTCGTTCCCCATTCCGACGAGCCCGACCGCCTTGAGGAAGAGCGGGACCTCTAGGAGCGCCGTCGGGACGTTCCACACGAACTCCCGCGCGGTCGAGTCGTTGACGGCGATCAGCGTGCCGCCCATCCCGGCCGATCCCGTCGTCGGCGTGAAGCCCGTGCTCGTGGACGCGTGCAGCTCGATCGCTGTGAACCGCGCGAGGTGGTCGCCCGCGGAGGTCCCGGGCCCGGCGGCGTACCCCGACAGCGCGACGGTCGCCTTTAGCTGCCCGCCGGCGGACTGCGAGACCGAGAGCGTGATCGAGCCGGTTCCGAGCGCGCTGCCGTTCTCGGAGCCGACGTTCGGGGTGTCGGTGTATGGGTCGAACTGCGGCAGGAAGCCTTCGGCCCGAAGCTTCGTAGCCTCTGGGGTCGTGGCAACCAGAACCTTGAGATCCGAGGTGATCTTGATCGCGTGGATCCTGGTCTTGGCAACCGACGGCCGCCCGGTCCTCGTGAGCGTTGCGAAGTCCCCGACCTGCATCTGGATCCCTGGGTACGCGCCCTGGAGCTCGAAGCCGCGGGGCTCATCGAGCGAACTCCCGACGACCGTGCACAGCTTGGCGTACCGCGGCAGCATCGCGCGCAGCGCCTGGTCTGCGGTGTCGCACCCGCGGGCGTCGAGCTTCATCTGGCGTGGGAAGTCCAGGCCGCCGCGGTCCGCATCGCTGAAGCGGGCGAGGCGCCCGGCACCGCTCAGGAGCGCCGCGCTCTCGTACGCGACCTCAAGGACGTTCCAGTTCCCGCGCCCGGCCTTCCGCTGGTTGTAGGCGAGTGTCCCCTTGATCACGCCGTGGAAGCCCGTCACCGTCGCGGATGTGCTGGTCGGGGTGCTGATCCCCCACGTCGTCGCGGACGTGTCCGACTGGCTCTTCTCGATCAGAAGCGCGTACTTGCCGCCGTCCTGGACCAGCACCCCGCGGCACGTCGAGAGGATCGCGTCGACCATGCCGCGGATCGCCGTCGCCGACGTGAACGCCAAGTCGCAGGTGAACCGCTTCGGGAACCCCTGCACGATCCAGGCGATCGATGAGTTGACGGAGGTCTGGAAGACGAGTCCGTTGTTCACGACGTCGACGTGCAGAACCTTGTTCGCAACGCCGTTGACCGTGCAGTCCATCTCGGGAGCGAAGCCGGAGACGGACACCACCTTCTGAGCGGCGTCGTTGCGCGCCTCCCGGACGGTCGTCTTCGCCTCGCCGCTCGTGATCGTGACGTCGCAGTAATCGGCCGCCGCCTTGAAGCTCGCCCAGTCGATCAGCGAGATCGGGAAGCCGGGCCCGATGATCTTGTCGAGCAGCAGGTCGATGAGGATCCATGCCGGGTTACGCGACCACGCCGGAGAGCCCGACGCGACGCCGCTGGCGTCGTAGGCCTGGACCTTCCGGCCCTTCACGTCCGCCCACATGTCGAGGACCTTCGTCGGGTCGTTCAAGTCGACGAGGGGGCTGCCCTTCTTGATCTGGACGATGGCGTATGCCATCCGCGAGTAGGCGGTGTCGGTGTTGGTCCGGAAGTCGCGCTTCTGGTTCGGGATCTTCTGGGTGTTGATCGCGCCGGCGTGGTCGGCTTGGGTCCACCACGCATCTTCCCCGGCCGTACCGGCGCGCCAGTAGACGCCGGCGCCGGTGGCCGGGCTGTGCCGGACTGTCCCGGCCGGGGTGAAGAATTTCCGTACCGCCTCAATCTCACCTTGCGCCATCGCATAGAACGAGGAGAGCCACTCTGAGTTGTCGCTCAGCTTTGTCACGTGAGACTCGATCGGGATCAGCTTGACGGCCTTACGGCCGTAGACGAGCGGCACGACCTTCGCGTCGAAAATCTGTTTGTCGTTGAGGCTCTCCTGCCCGCTCATCGTTATCCCGCCCACGATCGCGGCCGTGGTGCGGTTGATCTCGCTCGGCCCGTCGTAGTCTCCAGGGAATCCACCGGGCTTACCCGACGGCCCAATGATGCGTGTCCACGGTTGCCCGAGCGTCGCTTGCATCTCCATCGTCGCGCGCGCCCCGGAGTACCGGAACGTCCGCTGGCGTTTGGAGCAGTCCGAGTAGCTCTTGCGGCAGTCGGCGTACCGGAGCACCTGCCCGTTCGTGTAGTTCTGCCCCGTGTCGGTCGTGAAGTGCGTGGCGTCGAGGATCGACACGATCTTCGTGTAGCTGGTCCCGGCGGAGTCGATGAGGTATCGGTTCTCCTCCAGCAGCGCGGTCGACGTGCAGGTGTGCGTCGTGCTCCCGGAGCTGTTCGCCGTGAACGTCGTGGTCGAGATGTACCCGCACTCGGCCTTCCGAAATCCCAGCTGGCACTCGGGCCGAAGCGTCTTGTTCGGGACCTGCTGGTCCGTGCCGGCGAGGTACCCGAGGCAGCGGACGCTTACGGTGGGCCCGTTGGCGTCCGTGACCTCGTCGATGACGCCGCGGGCGAGCACGTTCAAGCCCTGCACGATGAACGAGTTCGTGCCCTTCGTCTCGGTGCGGTCGGTCGGGCTCGCGTAGAGCGCGCCTGCCTGGTCCCAGAGCCGCGCCTGGTCGACGTAGACCGTGACGGCCGCGGAGGCCGCGAGCGCCCCGATGCGCAGGACGTAGGACGTCGTGGTGGGCACGTGGAAGTGCCAGACGGCGACCGAGAAGCTCGGGCGAGCCTCCGCGCCGATCTTCCCGCGGGTCAAGAGCCAGACCTCGCTCGATGAGCGGTAGCGGACGCAGTCGTGCTCCATGTACTTGTTGTCGGTGGTGCGCTTCAACGAGATCCGGGCGTCGCTTTGAGAGCTCGGGCCCACGCCGGAGACCCGGACCCGCAGCGTGTGCCACCCGGCCGTGAGCGAGACGGTCTTTTCGAGCCACGCCGGCGGGTTCGAGTCGGCCGCTCCCACCGCGAACGCCGCACCGCCCGCCGTCCCAGCGACCTCGTCGTCGTGCCAGTAGAGCGGCGCGGTCGTAACCTGCGTGATGAGCGAGGTCGTGCCGCCGCGGGTCCATCCCGTGGGCGAGCCTGCCGCCCAGCTGTCGAGGTCCCCGTCGGTCCCGAGCTTCTCGGCGCCGTACGACCCGATCGACCACGCGTTCCCGCTCAGGGAGTCGAGGGCTCCGACGACGGTCTCGGGCGTGCTCCAGTCGGCCGCAGGCGCGGTGCCCCACTCGTTCACGCGGAGGCGCGTCGGCGCCAAGCCGCGATCGGGGTGCTGGAAGTCGTAGTACTCGATCGGCGCGTACCCCGTGTTCGCCGTGACGTTGCAATTCGCCTTGGACCAGTAGGCGTTGTCCGCCTCCTCCGAGCGCTGGAGGATGTTGACGGCCCCGGCGGACCCGACCGTCTTCTCATAGGCCGCGGGGAGCCGCGAGACGTCGCCCGAGACCTGCTCGAGTTGAAACCCCCACATCTCGACGGTCTTACCGCTGTTGCCGTCGTCGATGTAGAACCAGACCTCTTGCCGATCCGCGGTCGAGTGCGATGGGTCGACGTACTGGGCGTGCCAGACGCGGCGCCACGCCTGGGTGATCTGATAGTCCGATGAGACCTGGTCGTCGAGATGCACGCCGCCTGAGTCCTGCGGGGTCAGGAGGATCCCGACCGCGGTCGGAGCCGTCGCCGCCGAGAGCGAGCGCATCCAGCAGCTCGCGATGTAGGTCTTCCCCGCCGGCGAGAGCCCCGTGATGATCTTGAATGGCCCGCCCTTCCCGGCCGATGTCGACTCGATCGTCTCGGCCGACTGGCCAGCGTCGTCGTACGGGAGCAGCTGCACGCGGCCATCCGGGAAGGCCTGGTCGATCGAGGCGATCCCGAACTCGTACGTCCCCGGCGTGGGGACGATCGCGCGCACCTCGGGCCCGCGCCCCGCGTTGGACGTGATCGTGACGGTCGTTCCGGCCGTCGTCCACGGCGAGCGAGTCGGGAAGTGCGAGCCGAGCAGCACGTTCTTCGTGCCGGCCGCGCTGTCCGACGTCCGCTCGTAGGCGGTCGCGCTCCCCGCGAGCTCGAGCTGCGCCGCGGCGATCAAGAGCGAGTTCCCGGAGGCGTCGATCGGGCCGACGATCACCTGCATGGTCGTGCCGGCCGTCCCCGTGAACGTCTTGGTCACGGACATGCGCTGGTACTTCCCTGCGCCCGTGTACGAGACGGTCGTGTTGGTCTGGTCGCTGGCGTCGCCGCGGCGGAAGACGACCCGCACGTTCGCGGGATTCTGCGCGAGGCCCAGTGGGTCCAGGCACGCCACGTAAAACGAGAGCGTCCAGGTCTGGCTCGCGATGCTCGAGCCGACCGTGGCGGTCTGGGTCACGCCCTCGAGCCCCTTGGCGGAGGTGATCCCGACGGCGTCGACCAGCATCCCGTGATCGTTCGTGGTCGGGACGTTCGGCTGGATGAGCGCGTGCTTGACGTCGGCCTGGGAGAGGCGGCCGATCAGCGTCTCCGGCTGGACGTCGCTCGGGGCCCACTTGAAGCTGAAGTCCACGTCGGCGTCGCGCGAGAAGTCGACGTCGCTGACCTCCTGGAGCTGAGGGGCCAGCGCAGCCGCCGTCCGCCAGGCCGTCGAGCTCCTCCACAGCGCGTACACGGGGCTCGAGCGCCCGCTGAGCGACGAGATTCCGGCCGCGACGAGCTCCCCGAGGCTCCCGTACTGGAACCCACCGATCAGGATGAGGCGGCGGACCTCGCCGAGCGCAGCGCTGCGGAGGCTCTGGACCAGGTTTCTGGAGAGGTTGCGCCGCGGCATGGCTTACGTGACCTTGCGAAGCTTGACGGTCCAGTTCCATGTCTTGCAGTTGTCGGTCGTGAACTCGACCTCGTCCTGGTCGAATCGAACTTTGATGTCCGTCTCGCTCGTCCGCGCGAAGTTCACGTAAAAGGTGTCGCGGCGTCCGTGGCGCGCGTCGAAGAACGCCTCGAAGCTTGCCTGCTCGCTGTCTGACTGGTTCTCGTAGACGAGCGTGAACTCGCGGTGCTTGGTGGCGTCGTCCTCGTAGCTGACCGAGACGTCGTCCTCGAAGTAGATGGCCTCCGCCGAGTACCGCGCCTTGCGCTTGACCGGGAAGGCCGGGAACGCCGTGCATTCGGTCGTGAGGTTGGGAGATGCCACCTCACCGCCTCGCGTTCTGCTGGTTGACGCCGTCGGCGAACGCGCGGCGCCTCGATGGGTCCTGCATCATCTCGGTGATGCTCTTGGCGTCGGTCGCGTGGATCGTGACGTTGATCGCCGGCGCGGATCCGGCCTGAGCGGTCGCGACGGTGGACGCGCCGGAGATGACCGGGGTCGTACCGGTTGCGTTGCCCGCGCCGCTTGGCGTTCGGATGGCGTTCGAATAGTCGATGGCCGGGGGCGCCCCGCCTCCGCCGCCTGCGGACCCCCCTCCGCCGCCTCCACCGCTCCCGACGTTCGTTCCCTGGATCTTGGACCGTCGCGAGGCCCTGAGCAGCGACCAGCGCCGCGATCCCGACGGAGTAGGGCCACGGGTACTCGGCGAGCGCCCTCGCGACGCCTTGATAGGTGCTGACGATCGCGCTCGCGACCGCGCCGGCCTTGTACTTACCGAAGAACGCGCTGGTGGTCGACGAGATGTTGGACAGGAGAGCGTCCTGGGCGTTCTTCTTCAGCTCGGCCTCGCGCTCTGCGATCTGCGCTCTGGCATCGGCGTACTGCTGCGCGATCGTGGTCTGCTCGATCTCGAACGAGCGAGTCAGCGCCGTCGTGTCCGCGCCGAGGCGCTCGGCCGATTCGAGCCGCGTCGCGTAAATCGACTCGGACTGAAGCTGTGCGAGGTTCTCCTGCTCCTGGCTCCACTTGGTCTCACCGGCGATCCGGATCGACATGAGTTCCTCTTGAAATCCGCGCTCCATCTCGAGGCGCGCGCCCAACGCCGCGTCGCCGAACGGGTCGCCCTGGATGCCTGGGTCGAGCTGCAAGCCAGGCGCGCGGCCGCCGAACGGCTCGCCACCGCCGAAAGGCGCGCTGGGATTCGAGGGGAACGGGAGCCGTCCCGCCCGATCCCCCGTGAACCCCTTGAACTCCTCCGTTCCGAGTGCGCTCTTGAGCGCCGCCTCGAGCGCTTTGATCTGGACGGTGAGGAGCTGGAAGAACGTCGATCCCTCCGGCTGCCCGGCGAGCTTGTCCCTGAGCAGGCCGATCGCCGCACGCATGTCGTTGACCCGGCCCAAATCGGCGCCGAGCGTGATCCCAAGGCGATCGAGCGGGGCGAGGTACTTGACGAGGTTGTCGAAGAGGGCGAGGCCGCCCGGGTCCTTGGCGGCGGTCCTCATCGCCTCGGCCTTGGCGACGAGTGGGTCGATCTGGTCCCCGGCTCCCTTGAGGATCGTGTACGCAGCGGCCACGCCGCGGCGCGAAGAACTTGTCTGGACGAGAGCGGAAATCAGCCGGCCGAGGCCGACGTTGGCCAGGTCGAGCGACTTGTCCTTCGCGTCCCCGAGTCCTACGGTGAAGGTCTTCCAGTACTCGGAAAACGTCAGGGTCTCGCCGCCGAGCCTCTTTACCGCGACGCGCCCGCCCTCGATCGCCGCGTTGAAGAACGCGACCCGCTTCTCCGCGTCCGTCAGGCTGTCCGCGGTCTTGCCGACGGTCTTGCCGAAGGCGGCGTACGCCTTGTCGACGTCGACCATGATCCCGATGTTGTCGAGCCAGAGCTTCGACTGGCGGCCGATCCCGACGATCATCGAATCAAGCGCCTGGACCGGGCCGATCCCCATGGAGCGCCCGAGGCGCGTCGAGATGTCCGCGAGCTCGGCCATCCGGTCGGATGTGATCGGGAGCTGGAGAATGATCGCCTGATTGGTGGCCTTCATCAGCTCCATGTTCGAGATCATTCCGCCCGTCGCGGTCTTGAGTTTCCCGAGCATGACGTCGGAACTCTGGCCGATGCGCTCGGTCAAGGTCTCGAAACCGCGGCGGAGATTCGTGACCGGATCGGCGGCGTCGGCGAACTTCGAGGCCGCGATCACCGCCGCTGCGACGACGGCCCCAATGGCGGTTGCGACCAGACCAACGCGGGCGGCGAGCGATCCGTACTCGGTCGCGATTCTCGCGACGCTCTTTACCTGGGACTCCGAGAGCAGCTGCGTGCTCTTGTCCCACTTCTCGATCAGCCGCTGGTTCTCGACGAGCCGGTCCCGCAGCGATCCGAACGAACGGCCGAACGAGTCCTTGAACGTCTTCTCGAGCCGACCCGGCGAGGCCTCGAGCTTCTTGAACGACGCGTCGACCGCCTTGGTCGTCGAGGCGGCCTGCTTCTCGAACTCTCGAAGCTGGGCTTTCCCCTTCTCGACATCGACCTCGACGGTCGAGATGATCAGCGCGTCGTTCGCCACGTCAGCTCACCGCCAGCTCTGGAGGCTCGAGCTGGTCGATGTCGGCGCGGAAGACCGAGCCGTCCTTGTAGCGGCCGTGGACGCCCTCGAAGACGCAGCGCGCGGCGTCGATGAGATCGGCCCGGCCCTCGGCCGGTACGTCGTAGATCTCACACGCAGCGAGCCAACCCTCGAGCCGAGGAGCGAGGATCGACTCCCCGCTCTCCGTGCCCATCGGGGTCAGGTTGACCGTCTGATCTTGGACGCGTCCGAAGAAGCTCACGATCTTCCAGTCCTCCTCCGTGAGGTTCAAGCGCGCCTGGCACTGGATACATCCGGTGGTTCGGCTGCATCCCTCGTGCTCGTCGGGTATGGCGCCGGGTCCAACGCGTAGCAGCGGAACAGCCCACCTCAAGAGGCGGTCCCGCTGTCTCCTTTTCCCTCGTTGCGCCACTCCCCGATCTGCATGAGCTGGCCCACGAGCCAGCCGCCGAACTCGAGGTCTTCGAGCATTACGGACCGGTTCTCCGGGGTGTTCGGGATCTCGTTCCCCTTCGCGTCGCGGCAGCCCTTGAAGTCGCGGAAGTAGTCCCGGGCGATACGCTTGTTCTCGCCGCGTATGCCGCCCTGCGCCTTCGTAAGCGACTCCATCTCGGTCCTGGTCAGGAGCTTCAGCTCGACCTCGGCCGTGCTGTTGGGATGCGCGAACCAGCGCCAGAGCTCCTCTGGTTCGGCGTTCATGTGCGGGAACTTCATCAGTCCTCCTAAGTAATGGCGAGCGTGTAGTCGTCGCCGTCGACGGCGTTGACGGCCGTCGTGATCGCGAGCGTGAGCGCGGTGATACGCGCGCCCTCCCTATCCCCCAGGGACATCTCGCGGAACTGCGTCCGCCCGGCGGCGAGCTGGTATCGGTTGCCAGCGGTGGACCCGATGACGCCGGTCGTGAATGCGCCGGTCGCGCCCGAGCGCCACTTCCCCAGGATGTCGAGGGTCGCGACCGCGACGAGCTCGGGGTCGATCTTGATCGACGGGTTGTGCTTCGTGATCCACGCTCCCCGGATCCCGGACGAGGAGTTCGAGTCCGCTCGCCGCGAGAGCTCGTTGCCCTTGTCGAACTCGATCCCGTCGAACGCGAGCGTCGAGACGCCGTGCACCGAGATTCCGGCGGAGAGGAACTGCGGGGGCGCGAGCGTCGATGCCGTGATCGTGGGCGGCGTAGCGTCGTCCACGACCGCCTCGAATGCGCCCTTGAAATTGAACTGAAGCTTGGCCGGGATGCCCTGCTTCGAGACGAGCTTGACGTTCCCCTGCCCGCCGCGGAGGCCGTACCGCGGGCCGCCGTTCCCCTCCCACACGGCGACGGAGTAGACCTCGCCGGGGTAGGTGGTCGTCGAGACGACGCCCGCGTCGAACCGCGTGGTCGGCTTGTACGTGACGGACGTCGAGGCCACGACCGTCTTGGAGTGCCCGGACGCGAGCATAGGGATGTCCCAGTACGGGACGGTGCCGGCCGCCGAGGCGCCGACGAGGTAGATCTCGAAGCCGATCTCGACCTCGGCGCCGCCGGGGATCGCGTCGAGGCGGCCAAAGTGCGGCCGGCCGTCGTTGCGGTCCTCGATCTCCTGGCTGGGCGAGACCGTGATGTTCATCGCCGGGAAGCTCTGCGCGTTCCCCGGCTCGAGGAAGGTGTAGGGCGTGGTCTCGAGGATCACCCCGACGACAGCGTCTCTGACTCGATACGGGAGGGCCATGGTTCTGCACCCGGCCCCACCAGACCGCTCCACCTTGAACTGCTGGGGGGAAGGTCGGTGGTGGAGACCGACTCTTCGGGAGCTACCCTATCCCCCCATCAGAGAGCGTCAGTCGTTCACGGCGATTCCATCGTTGCGGCTGGAAGGGCGCCGCCGCCCGCTACCGTCTCGTTGTCGGAAGACTCGGAGAGCCTGGCGGTGAAGTCGACCTCGACGCGCCCAGCTGCCCGGAGCGTGGCGTCGATGCGCGTGACGTCGCGCTGCCCCGTCCGGAACGCCCGCATCGAGAGCGCGATCGTCCCGAAGGTGCCGACGTCGGGGTCGTTCCTCAGCGTGCGTACGAGCGCGGCCAGGTAGAGGCGGCTTCGGCTCGCCATCTGGTGAGCGAGGAGCGTTGCGTCGTTGGTGTCGGCGTTCCCTCGGTTCGCGTGGTTGATCGCGACGCGCATCTGGATTTCGGAGAGTACGGGTGTGCGGCCCCCCTGCCACAGGGACTCCTGGGCCTCACGCTCCCAGAACCCCCCATCGCCGATCTCGTAGACCTCGCCCTCGGCGACGTCGGGGGTTGCGACGCCGGCGTCGTAGGAGCGCCACGCGGTCACGGCAGGGAGGTCGAGGTTGATCTGGGCGTTCATCTTGACGTGCGAGATCTCGGCGTTGAGCGTCGCCTGGAGCTGGGCGATCACGGCGCGCACCGCCCGCTCGATCATCATCACGGCCATCAGGCCACCTTCGACGCGGCGAGACGGATTCGGAGGTTGCGGAGCACGTGCGGCGCCAGCCCGCGGCGCACGGCCTCGGCCAGCCGCGCGTCGAGCTCGGGCGTCCGCTGCTGCTGGTTGCGAACCGGGGGCCGCCCCGCGATACGGCCTCCGCGCGCGTGGTACGCCCACCAGGCCGGGCCCTGGGCGCCGAGCTGGATCCGCCACTTCGAGACGCGGAAGACGTTGACGAGATGCTTCGGGCTCGTCTTGGTTGCGAGCGCGTCCCGCATGTCGCCCGTGCGCGTGAGGATCCTCCGGCCGGGGAACTTCTTCGACTTCCAGGCCCTGTACCGCGGGGAAAGCTGCTGCCAGGGCGGACCTCCGGATGCGCCCTCCGTCGCGAACAGCTTGACCTCTTGGGCGCGGTACTCGGAGTCGGCGACCTTGGCGGCGTCGTTGACCGCGGCCGCCGATAGCTCGAGCGCCTTCTCGAGGTTGAGCACGCGGGGGTTCATCTTCGCGCCGGCGGCCATCAGAACTCCGTGTCCGACAGGAACTTGAGGTCAGTCGTATTGGTCTTCGAGAAGATCGGGGCCCGGGTCTCGAGCACGAGGCAGTCCGCCGCGATCTGCACGAGCAGCTCCTCGAACTCCTTGAGCCAGATCTCGGACTGGGTCGGCGCGCCGGACCCGTCCTTGACCTCGTGCATGGCGCGGGCTTCGGCGGCCGCGGCCTTGGCATTCGCGGCAGCGCACAGCGTCTTGAGCCGGGCCGCGTTGGCGTCTGAGGTCGAGGCCGGGAAAGGGTTCCCGCGAGAGGTGACCGTGTAGAGGACGCCTGCGGTCGCCAGCACGGACTCGACCTGTGCGGCGTACCGGGCCATCCAGTCGAGCACCTGCTGGTGGTTCGGCTTGGTCGCTTCGGTGAACTTGCCGCGCTGGACGAGCGCCTCGACGTCGGCTTGAAGGCAAAACGCGTCGTCCTCGGTGAACTGGGCGCCCGGTAGGTTGACGACGACCGGGCTCATTGGATGACGCCTCCCCGGATCACGCAGCCGCGGCAGTTCTGGGCGGTGCAGTTCGTGCAGCCGGTGATCCGGCAGCCGCCCGAGGCGTACGTCCCGGTCGTGCACGCGATCGTCCCGGTGCAGCCGAGCGACGCGCACGTGACGCCGCCGAACGCCGCGCCATCGCACTCCTCCGCGGTGCCGGCGTTTATCGCGCCGTCCCCGCAGTACTTCGGGCTGTCGCAGTTCACGTTCTCGATGCAGTCGGCGTCGCAGACCTGCGTGAAGGGCGGGGCGTCGTCGTAGACGCATGGCGTAACGATCTGGTCGCCATCGTCGCAGGTCTCGGTGCCGGTCGTGGAGCCGTCCCCGCAGGTCTGCGAGGAACCAGAGCTGTTGACCGTGAAGCGGTAGAAGCCGAGCGACCACGGGCCGGGGCCCGATCCGTTCGTCGCCGGGGTCACCTGCTCACCCACGCGGACGCGCACGTAGTAGCTCTGTCCGTCCGTGAGCGTGCCGGCCGGGATGTCATGGAAGACGGCAGTCGAGCCCTGCTGCGCCGCGTAGAGGGCTCGGAAGCCCGCGGCCGCGCCCGTGCCCCCGCTCCGGAACCCGTTGCTGGGATCGACGTCGATCCAGTACTGATCCACGGTCGAGGTCCTGGAGCTGAAGGCGCCGAT